TTTCTAATTTTGTTAGCAGTGCAATAAGCTGGCTGTCCAGTTTGATTTCTAAAATCTTTGAAACTAATGCGGCCTTAAACAGCGTAGGCGGAGATAATTCCGAAGACGGTGCAAATAGTAGTCCAGTACCCAAAAAGGAATGGAAAATGCCGGATTTCAGTAATTTTAAAGGCAGTGGCGGCGGCACGATACCAACCGGAGCAGGCGGCGGAGGACACGGAGGTGGCGGAGGCCGGGGCGGCTCTGGAGGAGGTAAGGCAGGCAGTATAGACAATACGGCCTCTAAAGCTGCCAGCACTTCTAAATCCATTGAGGAGGAATGGGTACGAACTTTTAACACTAAATCCCAGCTTGTAGATCGCTGGTATAAAGAAGAAACTGCTGAACTTGAGAAATCAAAAACGGCTAATGAAAACTATGAAAGAGATAAACAGCGTTTAACCGAGTTATATGCTCAAAAACGGATAACAGCTTTGCAGGAGGAAGCAAAAAAAGTTCAGGATATAAGAAACAGCATAAGAGATGCCTTTTTTGCATCAGAAGAATCTGGCAGTGTATTAAAAGCGGATGCCGCTGCTGCAGAGCTTGTCAAAATGCAGCTTGAGCATGAAAAAGCGACAGCGAGTATTGAAGAACGCTGGACTAATCTTTCTAATACGTTTATTGGTTTAACTGCAAGTGAGAAAGAAGTATTCATTCAGGCGTTAAAAGAACGCAGCATTGCTTTTGAGCAAAGCGAAACGGGAGAACTTGATTTTCATAAACAAATGCTGAAAGACAAACTGGCAGAGGATAAAGCTTATGAAGATACCAAGGCAGAGTATCATGCTCAGTGCAAGGATATTCAAGCCAATATTGATGAGGCTTACCGCACTAATGACCTTGCAAGACTTCAAGAAGTATTAACCGAGGAGGCCGCCATTCGACTAAATGATATGGAGGCACAAAAGACCATGCTTGATACCTATAAGCAGGCTTTTTTAGATGCTCATACTACAATTTCTCAAATGACAGCAGATTTATATGGTACGGCATTAACAGGCTTGGAGGATGCTTTTACTAATATCCTTACTAATGCCAAAAGTGCTAAAGATGCTTTTGCTGATTTAGGTAAAAGTATGCTTAAGGTAATAGCACAATATTTTGCCAAGCAGGCAGCAGGTATGATTTTATCTCATGTTATGGGGCAAAACCTGCAAAAAAAAGAAGCCGCAACAAGTGTGGCACAATCTGCTGCTGAATTATCTGCGTGGGCACCTGTGGCGGTAGCTTATGAAACTGTTCATCCGGGTTCTGCCGTCAGAGCCTTAGGGATGGTTACAACCTCGCTTACTACGGCAGCCGCATTAGGCACTTCGCTTTTAGCGGTATCTGCGGTAGGAACAGGTGCTAAAAGCAGCGCAGATACTGTATCGGTGCAAGGGTATGCCAAGGGTGGATATTTTACAGGCCCTGCTCTAGGTATTATTGGTGAGGGTGTGGACAATGAAGTGGCTATGCCATTAAATAGGGCAGTATTTAACAATATTGCAGAAGGAATTGTTGAGGCTGGGGCAAATAGAAATGCAACGGTAACCCAAAATATTTACGGTGATATTAACGATGCCGCTGATGTAGAGGATTTGTTTGAAGGCTTAAGCAATATGGTGGCAGCCGGGTTAAGAGGTGTGTAATATGAGATTTCCGACAAGAGCAGGGACAGAAAACAACTTAAAAATTTTAAAAGACAACCATGAATATGTACTTCCAACGGGCTGGTCTTTAGCAGATGCAGGCAGTTATGATTTTAATAATAAAATTGAAGACAGAGCCTTTTCTCATGGCGGTGATGTAGTTGGTGATGGTATGGTTAAAGGTCATACCATTAAGGTGAAATTTTCCGTGCAAAGTAGTGATGAATTTAATCATGATGAGCTTTTAAACCGTGCCTACAGGTATTTTTCTCAAACTGACTATAAGCTTTATTGTGGTCGTTCTGACAGATGCTTTAATGTGGCTGGTATTAGTAAAATTACCCATGAATATGAAAATGGTTTTAAGCAGCGGTGGAGCAATATTACGGTAAGCCTTCTTTTAGCCGATCCATTTCGTTACCAGGCTCAAGAAAGCTTAGTGGTTTATGAGTTTCCTACCGAGGTATATCAGGCAGAAATGATACTCCATAATCTTGGAAGTGTGGATACTCCGTTAACCTTTAAATTTATTCCTAAAATAAAAATGCCTGCCATAACAGTCTGGCATGCGGAAACTAAAAAACAATTTAAGCTTAGCGATGCTCTTTTAATAACTCCGGCTTTTACGGTAATTAATGCTAAAGAGGGAACTGTGTGGAGAAACACCTCTAACAGCATTAATGCATTTAATGGACAATTTCTGCAGGCTATTCCCGGTAAAAATACCTTGTACTATACAGGAGGTGCAGGCAGATTGGAAATTGCCTATACTAACAGGTGGTTTATATGAACTTTAATTTTGGCAGAGGTGTTTTAGGCAGATTTATTTTCGCCGGAAAAATTGGTGGTAAAACTAATGAAACGCCTAAGGGAGAAACTAAAAAGTATTACCCTGGGCAATATACAGTTATTGCCTATGCTGATGATGGAACAAGAACTGCATTTTTTGGCAGTGGCAGTGAGAAGAATTCTTTAAGCAAGGTGACTTTTGAGATTACCAATACAGGATGCGGCAGCTCAGAATTAACCTTTAAGGTTTTGCCTAAAAACAGTGAACTTAGCTATATGCAAAGAATTGATATTCATCTGTTTGGAGATGAGCTGCCTTGGTATTCCGGTTATATTATTACAAGGCCGGTAGAAGGTTCTACAGAAACAGAGTTTAAGTTTACCGCACATGGTTATTATAACCGCTTGGAAAAACTGGTGCTGTTTGAAACCTACGAAAATATGGATCCCAGTGCAATAGTGCGGGATATTGCAGTAAAGGCAGAAAAAACGCATGGAATAATTTATAATTCCAGCAAAATCAGTGATGCCGGATATACAATTACGAAATTAGTCTTTGATGGGGTAACAGTAAAAGAAGCTCTCGCAACCTTGGCAGATTTCGCAGTTGATTATGTGTATGGCGTGGATGAATATCGAAATTTATATTTTATGCCAAGAGAAACAGCTATCAACGAAGAGGCTCGTTTAACAGTAGGAAAACACATCAATAAATATATTCCTTCCTGGAATGTAGAAAAAATAGTAAATTGGGCCAGGATAAAGGGCGGTAATATAGATGATGAGGGTGAGCAGTGGCTGTGCGTTATTAAAGATGATATAAGCATAGCTGAATATGGAAGAAGAGATAAGATTTGGACACTGCCGTCAGCCTATGAAGTAGCAGATGCTGTAAGGTGGGGGACAAATCAAATCCAACAGTACAAAAATCCCATAAAATCAGCAAAGGTAAGCGGTGTAAGATTAGATTATCCGCTTGTGGACGGTACATTTAACGTAAGGCATATGACAACCAAGGGTCAGGCACAGATAAGAACTCTATCCGGGGATACACATGAGTATCCCATCACCAAGGTGAAATACACAATATCTGCCAGTGGGGGCATTGCAGCAGATTTAGAACTGGGAGAGCCGGTATTCTCACTGGAGAAGTATTTATCGGATATAGAACGCAATGCTCAGAATATAGAACAGTCGCAGTCTTCCGCAATTAAGCAACTGACTGGGATTTAAGGAGGTAATTAGGTGGCAATAAAAGACTATAGACTAGACCCATTTTTAAATGTTATTAACATAAAGAAAATAACCGGAGAATACCATCAAGTACCCAATCAAAGTCCGTATACCATAAGGCTTAATGAAGTGCCGCAAAAGACGGACCCTACCTCACTTAATATATGCTTTGCTGATGCAGCAGTGCTTACAGAAGTGGCAGCTCAGCCTGCACAAGGGCAATATTGGCCAGATTATAATACAACGGCGCATGGGGTGGAGGATTGGAATACAGGCACTATTTTATTTAATGCGGCGGATGCTGGAAAGATAATTTATGCCAGCTATAACGGAATAGGAACGCTTGTAGATGATAGAGTTCAGGATATGCTGGAGCTGGCGGTTACGACAAGTACGCAGCCGGAAAGAGATATTGTATGTTCGGGGAGTGCCGTAAGCTACGATTCTACAGAAACCTCCGGTGGCGGTAATTTAAGCTCAGGGTACGTTAGGGTAAGACAGCACAGGGGACTTCCGGCAGGAACTTATACTTTAAGGCAGGTAATTCAGCACTTAATAAACCGCAGTCAGACCTTGGAATTTGTAAAGGGTACTGCTTATCACAATTGTGATTGTGACTGCGGTGACGATATGTAGGGGGGGAAGTATTGTGATTTCCATAGACAGTAATTTTAATATTGAGGCTTCGCAGTATGACACCTATACTATTAGATTTAAACTTAA